GCGGCACTTGGAAACAAACAAGTTACAACGGCACTATTCGTAAAAACTTTGCTAGCGCTGGCTTTAGTTATGACGCAACTCGTGACGCCTTTTTAGCCCCTCGCCCGTATGTTTCTTGGACCCTCAATGAAGAAACCTGCCAATGGGAAGCACCCGTTCCTTATCCAAGCGATGGTAACATGTACAGATGGGATGAAGCTACACAATCGTGGAGTTTGATTGAATGACCAAATCCAGAGACTTAGGCGACTTAGCACAAACCGTAGCTACGAGCTTACCCACGGCATTGGGAACGGCGGGTCAGACGCTTGTGGTCAACAGCGGCGGTACGGCTCTTGAGTTTGCTGATGCTGCAACGGGCGGCGGTGGCGGCTCACTAGAAGCAACTGCATCTGGTGCTTTGGCGGATGGCGATAAAGTAGTTATAAATACAGACGGTACTGTTAGTGTTGTTTCATCTTCTCAGGCGCAAGAGGGCTTAGGAAGCGCCACTTCGTTTACCTCAAACTATACATATTATATAGATGGTGTTTATGATGCTAACGCTCAAAAAGTAGTGATAGTTTACAGAAATGGCAGTGTCTCTAATAAGGGGTACGCCGTTGTTGGGACTGTATCAGGGACTTCTATAAGTTTTGGAACACCTGTCGCTTTTGAAGCTGGAAACACTCAGGCCATATCCGCTGCTTATGACGCAGCTTCTCAAAAAATAGTTATTGCCTATAAAGATGCTGGTAATTCATCTTACGGTACAGCGATTGTTGGAACTGTTAGTGGGACATCTATAAGTTTTGGAACGGCTGTCGTGTTTGAAAGTTACACTATTGACCATTGTTCTGTCGTATATGACGAAAATGCACAAAAAGTTGTTATTGTATATCAGTCCGATACAAATAATTTTCAAACGGCAGCGATTGTTGGGACTGTATCAGGGACATCTATAAGTTTTGGAACGGCTGTTGTTGTACACTCAGGCGCTCCCCAAAGCGTAGCAACAGCTTATGACGCAAATGCACAAAAAATTGTTTTTGCTATTAAAGATGCTAGTAATAGCAACTATGGTTATGGGAATGTTCTTACAGTCAGCGGAACGTCAGTGAGTGCAGGTACGGGCGCAGTTTTTAACAGTGCCGCTACGGATCAAGTTAGTGCAACCTATGACAGCAATGCTCAGAAAGTTGTAATAGCATACAAAAACCAGTCCAACTATGGTGCTGCTGTTGTTGCGTCAATTAGTGGAACAACTCTGTCATTTGGCACCCCTGTTGTATTTGAAAGCGCAACAATAAACTGGCCTGAAATTGTCTATGATGTAGCTGCACAAAAAGTAACCATAGCGTACACAGATAACGGTAACTCAGCTTACGGTACTTACATTTCTGGAACTGTTAGTGGGACATCAATATCTTTTGGAACCGCAGGGGTCTTTGAGAATGGTGGCGGCAGTTGGCTTACTTACCTTGTTGGAATAACATACCCAATTTACGATGCAAATGCAGGAAAAATAGTTATCGCTCATACAGACAGTGACGGAACAGGATCTGCTGAAAGGGCAGGGTTGGGGATCGTTTTACAGAACGCTGGCGTAATTACAACCAACCTCACTGCCGAAAACTATATAGGTATTTCGGACGCTGCATATTCTGACACTGCCACTGCTACAATTCAAATCGCTGGCTCTGTGGATGATGCTCAGTCAGGCTTAACAGCGGGTCAGGCGTATTATGTTCAAATCGATGGCACCCTAAGCACTACGCCCGATAGCCCTTCTGTCTTTGCTGGCACAGCGGTGTCTTCCACAAAGTTGATTGTGAAAGGATGACCAGATGAAAACCATTGTAGAAAACCAAACAAACATTTCAAAATACCTGCTTGAAGATACCGTATCTGTAAGTATGGCTTCTGACAGTATTACCGTTGGTGACCCCGCCCAATTTATTATTGCGGACATGGGTAGTGATACTGCAACACTTCACACTGACGTCACTAACGCTCCAGAAGATTGGGCTGGCTGCAAATACATCTTTGATGGGACTGCGTGGGAAGCAAATCCAGATTGGGCTGATCCAGAGGCATAACTATGAGCAACACAAAAAATCTAGCCTCTCTCGCCGCCGCCTTAGACGATGGCACAAGCGGTCAGGTACTCCAAAGCACAGGCAGCGGCGGGGTATCTTTTGTGGCGGCAGGTTCAAGCGTTACCGCTGTTCAAGATCTCACTGCTTTGGGGAATATAAGCAGTCCTTCCGTTGGGGATATGGCGCTGGTCACTGATTTGAATAAAATCTTTGTTCGAAAGACGGCGGGTTGGTATTTGATTGCCACGGTTACGAACCAAGGACCACAATCTGTTTCTATAGCTATCTCTGGTGGTGGTAGTGGAACATCTTCTGCATACACACTTGCAGACAACGGCACTACGACTAGCAGTGTTACAGGATCGGCTGACCCTGACCCAGAGGCCGATGATCTAACGTGGTCGGCAGCAGCAGGTACAAGTACAGCGTTTTCAGCTACGCTTACTGATGGGGGCGGATCGGTAAACATCACGACAAGCGCCGATACAAATACTGTTCTATCCACAATTTCTCAGTCCAGTAACGTATTTACGCTTACTCCTAGCTCCTCAACCACTGCGCCTAACGGTGGAACTTTTGCAGTGACTTTTTCAGTAACAGATGGTGTTAACACTTCTGTTGATAATACGACAACCTTTACTTTGAACTTTGCAACATGGTCCCAACAACAGAAACTAACAGCTAGTGATGCAGAAGCAAGTGATGACTTTGGTATTTCTGTTTCTATTTCAGACGATGGAAACACAGCAATAATAGGTGCTCAGATGGAAGACACCACCGCAACAAATGCTGGTTCTGTATATATCTTTACTAGATCAGGGACAACATGGTCACAGCAAGCTAAGATACAAGCCAGTGATGCAGAAGCGTCTGATCAATTTGGTAGTTCTGTTTCTATTTCAGACGATGGAAACACAGCTATTATAGGTGCTCAATATGAAGACACGACTGCAACTGATGCTGGCGCCGCATATATTTTTACTAGATCAGGGACAACATGGTCCCAACAAGCCAAGATACAAGCTAGTGATGCAGAAACGAATGACTACTTTGGTTTTTCTGTTTCTATTTCTGGGGATGGTGATACAGCTATTGTTAGTGCATATTTGGAAGACACCAGTGGAACTTCTGCTGGTTCAGCTTATATCTTTACTCGGTCTGGAACCACTTGGTCCCAACAAGCTAAGATACAAGCGTCAGATGCAGCAGCTAATGATTATTTTGGTTGGGCTGTTTCTATTTCAGATGATGGAAACACAGCTATTATAGGTGCTTGGAGGGAAGACACGACTGCAACTGATGCTGGCGCTGCTTACATCTTTACTCGCTCTGGTACAACATGGTCACAGCAAGCTAAGATACAAGCGTCAGATGCAGAAGCGAGTGATAATTTTGGGCTATCTGTCTTTATTTCGGGTGATGGAGATACAGCTATTATAGGCGCTCCTACTGAAGATTTCTCATCTTTAACAAATAATGGCGCTGCTTATATCTTCACTAGATCAGGCACAACATGGTCACAAGAAGCCAAAATACAAGCATCTGACCTAGAGACAGGAGATTATTTTGGGCATTCTGTCTCTGTCTCAGATGATGGAAACACGGCTATTGTAGGTGCTGTATATGAAGACACTAATGGTAGCAATGCTGGTTCTGCCTATATCTGGACACGTTCTGGTACAACTTGGTCACAAAAAGCTAAGATACAAGCATCTGACGCAGAGGCAGGTGATAATTTTGGGCGATCTGTCTTTATTTCGGGTGATGGAAACACAGTCATTGTAGGCGCTGATAACGAGGATCCCAGTTCTACAACAGATGCTGGCGCTGCATATATTTTTGAGTACTCTTAATGGTTAATTCAGAGGCATAACTATGAGCAACACAAAAAACGCCGCCGCTGACGAAAGCAGTAACATCCCATCTGCACCGTTGAAAGGCTAACTGAATGTTAGGATTTCACCCATTAGCCAGCGCCCCGTTAGGTGGGTTGGCTGGCGGTAATTTTGTAGATGCTACAGCGTCTGCAAATATTGCTGCCTCTAGTGGTGTTGAAGCTAAAGTTGTTAAGCCTGTCGTTGCTACTGGTACACTAGCTTGTACTACTTCGGTTGAGGCAAATAGATTAAAAGACGGTGCCGCCAGCGCCTCTGTTGCAGCGACAACAACAGTTTCTGGTGAGATTGTAATTGATGGCGCTGCGAGTGCGTCCGTATCTTCAACGACCACAGTGTCTGGGGAAGTAGTCGTTGATAGTCTTGCCTCTGGTTCAATATCTGCCAGTGGTACAATTGATGCGGTGCGGGTGGCTACAGTTGATGCTGCTGCTACTGTAACTTCAACGACTACTATAGATGCCGCTGTAGTTAAAGAAACTGCTGCATCAGGTAGTATTTCGACAAGCAGCAGTGTCCTTTATAATATATTTAAAGACGGCGATGTCACAGAATCCGTTGCAGTTACTGGCTCTGTTGCTGGTAGGCTGGCAGTTGATGGAGACATCACTGAGAGCGCCGCTATTACAGCGTCAGCGGCTGGTAGAGTTGCTATAGATGGCGATATTACCGAAAGTGCCGCAATTACAGCGTCAGCGGCGGGTAGATTAGCAGTCGATGGAGACATCACAGAGTCACTTGCCATCACAGGCTCCTTCGCCGCTCAGACAGGTACAAATGGAAGTATCACGGAATCCGTAGCAATTACGGCATCCGCTACCGCCAGCCTCATACAAGTTGATGCAGAAGCTACTGGCACCATAACGACAACCTCGTCCGTTGATGCGCAAAAAGCAAACATCCTTGTACCATTAGGCGATGTAAGCATCACCACTTCTGTAGATGCGCAGAAAGTAAATCTAGGCGCTGCTGCTGCTTCTATATCTACCACTACAGCCATTGATAGTAGGTCTGTTAAAGTAGCTGATGCCGTATCCTCTGTCGTCAGCACAGGCACTGTTGAGGCGGGAGTACGCACTCCAGCGGATGCTACGGTTAACAGTGTCACTACAACAAGTGTGGATGCACAGAAAGTTTCTCTGGGAGAGGCCGCTGCTTCACTAGCAGTTACCTCAAGCATTGACGGCGAAATTGTCGCAGCGGGTTCTATCACCGAAAGCGTTGCTATCACGGCGTCTGTTTCTGGGCGTTTGGCTGTTGAAGGTGCCATCACTGAAGAAATGGAAGTCACTGCTGAAGTGTCTTCTAATATCAAGGTAGGACAAGCATCTACAAATGTTAATGTATCTACCAGCGTCGGTGCTTCAACTGTTTTTGTGGGCAGTGCAACAGCTACAGTAGCTTCCTCAACCACCTCTTCGGCTGCACGGGTTAGGGAAGCAAGTGCATCTGCATCAGTTTCTTCTACAGGCGGCACTAATGCTGCTATAGTAATAGACGGCGCTGCATCGACTGATGTATCAACTACCACAAGTCAAACTGGTAATATAAACCTCGCCGCTCCAGCATCTGGATCAATATCTGTCACGGGCACGGTCGATGCTGATAGGATCAGGGATGCCAGTGTAAGTGGGTCTATTTCATCCACAAGTTCCGTAGATGCTGATCGGCTAAATGATGGCGCAGCGGCGGGTTCTGTTGCGGTAACAGGATCAGTACAAAAAACTGAGATTATAAATGATGGTGCGGCGAGTGGATCAATAGTTTCGTCGTCCTCAACAGATTTAAAACGAATTAGAACTGTAGATGTTTCTGGCGATATTGATCTGTCATTTGGTGCGCAGGGTTACACTGGACTCGTCGTTAGTGCGGCAGCATCAGGCAGTATTGTTATAACAAATGTTATACATGCCCAAAGAATTATTGAGAGTACCTCTTCAGCAAGTATAGCAGGGTCTAGTTCTTCTGCTGCAAACTGTGTCAGAGTTAGTCGTCCTACTATTAACTTTAATACATCCACCAATGTACTAGGCGGGGTACGTTATACATCTAACATTGCAGGCACGGTTAATGCCCCTACCACCAGTTTTGCTACTAATGTGTTCACATTCACAGAGATACATCAGCAACCGTTTAAATCATCCACGGTATCTCTAACCAACTCTCCGTTCAAATCTACTGAAGTGTCTTCTCCCGCATCGCCCTATAAGAAAGTTGCGTAATGACTACATTTATAAATTTAACCAATAGGCTTCTAAGACGCCTTAATGAGGTTGAGCTATCCACTACCGACTTCGCCTTAGCCCGGGGTATTCACGCTGCGGCTAAAGACGCCATTAACTCGGCTATGTTTGATTTAAACACCATGCAGTATGAGTGGCCTTGGAATGCGGCGGAAGAGACTACCACCTTAGTGGTTGGTCAGACGGAATACTCCAATCCCGTAGGTATGAAGACTATGGAGTGGGAGAGTTTTCAGATTGTAGGTGATGGTACTTATTCATCCGAAAGCAAGAGGCTAGAATTTATCTCTACGGATACATGGTACAAGAATTTCAGAGATAGGGACGACGACAATTCTACTTTGGGTTTAAGTATACCTAAATATGTATTCCCGTCCCACGGTACAGGTTGGGGGGTAAGCCCTGCCCCGGATAAAACTTACCGACTACAATTTAGATACTATTTTCATCCTGCAGAAATGGTCAACTACGACGACACCATGTTAGGCAATATAATTTATCCTAATGCGGTGGAGCCTACGATCATAGAGGGTGCGTTGTATCATATGTACATGCTGAAGGATAACCCAGAGTCTGCCCAACTGGCTAAAGCTAATTTTATGCAGGCCGTGGCGGATTTGAAAAGCCAATACATAAATGCCTACTCCAGTCTCCGTGACACACGGGTCAACTTCGGCGGGGGTAGTGGCGCTGCTCAATACAAAACAGTTAATGCGAGTTTCTAAGTGGATAGGATTGAATCCCTTAAAGTAGTATGCTCCGGCGGTCTAAACTCCAATGAGAACCATTTGGATTTAGCCGAGAATAATAGTGGTGCGGCTACTCGACTGCTGAACTACGAGCCTAGTCTGTTTGGGGGTTACCGCCGCATTGAGGGCTTTAATTACTACGACACCACTGTAACCTACGCCTCTGGCGATTACGGGCAAGAAGTACAGGCAAAGGATTCTAACGACGACGACGTAGCTGAAGGGCCTATTTTAGGCCTTGTTATGTATCGTAATGAAAACTCTACTTCTAATCCATATCCCATTGCCATGCGCAAGGACGTGGGTGCTAATACTTATTCTTTTTGGAAGCACCAACCATTATTAGGCTGGAATAAAATTACTACGGGTCTGACCGCCCGAGCGACACAAACAGGCAGCGGATTTAGTCTTAAAACCGTATCCAAGGTCCGCCATGTGCAATTTAACTTCGGCACTCGGGCAGCGTCCTCACCAGATCCCGCCGTACCGGGCTCCTTCATCATATTTGTAGATGGGGTTAATCCAGCGGTAATCTTCGATGGTACAAACTGGAGAGAGATAACCAGTTCAGGCGCTGGGACATTAACAAGTCCCGGGGGAGCAACTGCCTACGACGCTCCTGCCATTGTAGATGTCTTTGAGAACCACATTTTTATGGGTGGGGATCTGGAGTACCGAGGTGGTGTATCTCACTGTGCGCCTTTAAACCCGTTTGATTGGACCACTGCCTCGGGTGGTGAGCAGTATTCCATAGGGTACGAGGTAATACAAATCAAACCCTTCCGGGATAATCTTTTTGTGTTTGGTCAAAACGCCATTAAGAAGTTTACCGCCGACGCTTCTACTAGCGCCCCAGCGCCATTTAAATTGGATAGTGTGACTGCTAACACAGGTTGCGTGGCTCGAGATAGTGTGCAGGAGTTGGGTGGAGATTTAATATTTTTAGCCCATGATGGCTTGCGTCCCGTGGCTGGTACATCTCGTATTGGCGACGTTGAGCTAGAATCCATCTCTCGGCCTATCCAAGGTCGGATTATTGACATTATAAAAAACGAGGATCTCAGTACTCTCAATTCTTGCGTCATAAAATCCAAAAGCCAAGTGCGGCTATTTGTTGGTGGAAGTTCGGATGAAGGTATTGGTATTTTAGGGGGTCTGGTTTTTGATGGGGCTTCCGTCAATTGGGAGTACAGTGAATTACTAGGCTTTAAGGTCTCCTGTGTGACCAGTGAATTTATAGGTACTACCGAATATGTAATGCACGGGGATTTTGAAGGTAAAATATATCTCCAAGAAAATGGTAATTCACTCGCCGGGCAGGATATCATATCAATATATAGTACGCCTTACCTAGATATGGATGACACCGAAATCAGAAAGAACATTCATAAGTTAAATACCTTTGTACGAGCCGAAGGTCCATTTACCATGAACCTAGCCTTACAGTATGATTGGTCAGACCCTAATACAATTAACCCCGCAGATTATGCGCAAAGCAGTACAGGTGCCCCTGTGGTCTTT